TTTGCGTTTCGTTGTCCTATTATTAGCGCACCACGCGCTAATGCGCAACATGCAAAACGCATGGCGCGCTAATTTATTCCGCCGGGGTCAAAAGCCCATGCCGCCTGCACCGGCGCAGATGCCTGCTCGACGGCCTCGCGGATGCGCTTGACGGCTACGTCAAAGTAATCAGGGTCACGCTCAATTCCGATAAATCGCCGCTCGGTGTTTGCCGCTGCGACGCCGGTTGTGCCGCTTCCCATTGTGAAGTCCAGCACTGTTTCGCCGGGATTGGTGTAGGTGCGGATTAGGTATTCCATTAGCGCGACGGGCTTTTGGGTGGGGTGGACTGATCCACGCTCTACGACTGACATAGCTAGAACCTGCTTTGGGTATCTTGTGCCAATATTGTCGGTTCTCTCGTTCGTGTAGGCACCATAGCTTTCAGTCATTGAGGTTGACTTAGTTGGATCGCCCGCTTTGTTTTTATACGCCGTGCCGCAAGTCATTTGCGGATTATAGGTGCATTGCTCTGCATAGAAAACTAGCACATCTTCCTTGTCGCGCATCGGCATTTTCTTTGCGTTCAAGTGCCCGGTGCCTTTTGGCTTTTGCCAAGTCCAGTCATATTTGAACATCGCCACATTCGACATTACCAGCGCGCTTGTAAAAGGCTGCGATGACGTCAGAACGATTGCCCCGCTCGGCTTCACGATCCGCTTCAACTGCGCCCACATCGGAGCAAACGGAATAACGCTGTCCCACTTGCAAGCCGTCGTGCCGTATGGCGGATCACACATGACCATATCCACCGATCCAAGCCCCGGCATAACCTCAAGGCAATCGCCCTGAATCAGTCTGCAATCGCCAATGGTCACCTCGCGCACAATCCCGGTCATAGCATCGCCCCCACGCGCGCGGCCCATGCGAGCGCGCTTTCCTCGGACTCGATCACCACGGCCTGCCCCCTCCATTCGGCGTGCCACGCGACCTGCGCCGGGCCTAGCTTCCTGTCGCTCGGCTTCTTCGCGCCGTCCTTAACTTCGACGAGGTAGTTCCGCCCATGCGCCCCGAGCATCAGGTCCGGCACGCCTCGGCCTACCGCGTGGAGGTGCTGGACCGAAAAGCCCAGCTTGCGGAACAGCGCCACGAGCGCGGCCTGGTTGGCGTCAACGCGCGCGCGGATCATGCCGCTTTCCTCCGCTTTAACAGCGCAATCGCCGCCCGCACCTTCGCAATCGTCGCCATTTTGCATTCCCTCCCTAAGCGCAGATTATTGACATAGGCCGCATCGTTGAGCACCATCCTGCCAAATTCGGTGACGGACATGCCGACGCGGGCGCAAGCGGCCTCGATCTCGGCGAGCAATTCGGGGTGTGCGATTTTGTTTTTCATCGCGCGATTATATTGGACGCTGGCAATATCGCAAGCGCCATCGGCCTAGCGCGTGGCGCGCGAATTATTTCGCCCGGCGGTGCGGTTTATGGTTGCGATATTGGACGCGGCCAATTAACAATGACGGACGGACGGAAAAACGACAACGCAAGGAGACGCGCCATGACCATGATCTACGCAATCCACCCGACCAACGCCGACCACCTCGCAACCGTTACCGCTGAGATGGAGACGCTGGGCGCGCCGACCATCCGCGTTGTGGATTGCGGCGATCACTATATGGCGCTTGAGGGGTCGCACAGGCTTGCGGCGGCTCACGCCCTCGGCCTTGAGCCTATCCTGCAAATCTACGACCAAGACGATATCATTGAGATTGACGGATATGATTGGTTTGAGGCGTGCGATTGGTGCGGCACGAGCTACGCAGCCGGCGAAGTCGCTGGTGCCCTGTTCATCCCGTCGGCTGCGCTTGACTACAGATTTTGATTCACACGCAACGCAAGGAGACGAAAACATGATCCCCCCCTCCTACTACGGCGCAGAGCCGGACGACGACGAGCGCGCCTTTGACGCCGCCGCCGAAGTCCTCGCCGAAAGGCTCCGGGCCGCGAACGAAGCGATCCGCGACGCCGCCCGCATCGCCCTTCCCGCCGTTGCGTTTCTGGAATCGCTCGGGGTCACGGTCAACGGTTACGACCTGAGCCGCGACGAAACGCTGGCGATGCTCGGCGGTATCAGCGCGAGCGCAGAGGCCGACATTCTCAACGCGTGCGTGCATAACTACGCCACCGCGATTGACGCCCTGAACGGGCTGCTGGGCGACGCTGAGCAGGCGCAGGCCGACGCGATCAAGCAGGGCGCGGCGATTGACGCCGCATACAATGGAAACGCAGCATGATCGCCCCTGACTGGTTCCGCTTTGGTCAAGATCTTGACCGACCCACGCCGGCGCAGGAAGATGGGGCTTGCTGGCTTCACCTGCGTCTCACCGTGAGTGCCACTGTCGCGCTCCACCGTGCTCGGGAAATGCGCGACCTCGGCGTGACCACCATCGCCGACCATGACATTCTAGACGTGATTAAAATCCTCGCAGACATCTCAGGCAAGAAGGCGTGCACAGCATGACAACCTCGGGCATCAACCGGCTCTTTGACACGAGCCACCTGTTTGAAATCGTTGAGGTCCGCAGGTTTTGCGGCGGTCAGGTTGCGGGCCTTGACGTCAGCGTAACGGAAGGCGTCGGAGGCCTTCGCATCGTGCTTGAGGATTACAGGCTGTCACCGCTTGAGGCGCGCAGCATTGCCGCCGCGCTTCTCGCCGCCGCCGACGCCGCCGAAGCCGCCGGGGCGCGGATCAAATGAGCGCCCGCACCTGGCGCAACGCGCGCCTCGCCGCGACCACCGCAGCCGAGGGCGCGCTTGTGGCGCTCCTCGTGGCTGGGGTGTCGGTTCTGATTTTGGGAGTTACGCCTGAAGCCGACCCTGACCCGATGGGCGACGGTAGCGCCTGGGGCTGGGTGATGATCGCCACCGCAGGCGCGTTCGTGGCGCTGGTGGGCATCGTTGTGTGGGTGACGGTATGAGCGCGCACACCCACGCCAAGCTGCGCGCCGACCTCGGGAGCGGGCCAGTCTCAATGGACACGCTCTACGCAATGACGCGCGAATGGAAGCCGCGCTCCAACAGCTACAGGCTCCGGCGCACGATTGCCGGGTTTGTCCGGCGCGGCGACGTGCTGGTAATCGGCACTGACGCGCGCGGTCGGCGGGTGTTCCGGTTGCCGGAGGTGGGGCCGTGCGCGTCTTGATCGCCTGCGAGTTTAGCGGCACGGTGCGGCGCGCCTTCACCGCTCGCGGTCACGATGCGTGGTCGTGCGATCTGCTCCCGGCTGAGGATGGCTCGAACCGGCACATCGTCGGAGACGCGCGCGACCTGCTAAATGACGGGTGGGACTTGGCGATTTGCCACCCGCCTTGCACGCGCCTCTGCAACAGCGGCGTGCGGTGGCTCACGAAGGCTCCGCCAGGTCGCACGCTCGCAGATATGTGGGCGGAGCTTGAGACAGGCGCGGCGCTGTTCTCGGCGTTCTGGAATGCGCCGATCGAACGCATAGCTGTTGAAAACCCGGTGATGCACAGGCACGCCAAGGCATTGATCGAGGGCTACGAGCCGCCCGCGCAGAGCGTCCAGCCGTGGCAGTATGGTCACGGCGAGGTCAAGCGAACTTGCCTGTGGCTGCGCGGCCTGCCGGTTCTGACGCCGACCGATGTGGTTGAGGGCCGAGAGGCGCGGGTGCACCGAATGCCGCCAGGCCCGAACCGTGGCAAGGAGCGCAGCCGGTTCTTCTTGGGGATTTCCGCCGCGATGGCAGACCAATGGGGGAGCGCGTAATGGACCGCCGCTGCCGCTACCACCGCCAACCCGACCCGCGCTTTTTCTACTCGCCGTGATGCTGGCGATCATGGCCGCGGCTATTTTGTTCGCGTGACGCATAAGGCGTTGCGCGCGCCACGGTCCGCGTGCATATTGGACGCGGGCAATATCGTTAAGGGAGCCACGACATGACCGATAACGACAACACGGGCGGGCCAGCATTCCCCGCACACCAAAACCCAAAAAGTCACTACGGCGGCATGGCCTTGCGCGACTGGTTTGCAGGGCAGGCGCTCGCAATGGTTATGAGGCGGTTCGAGCGCGATTGCGACCCGGCCCCGGATGACATTGCGATGCAGGCTTACTTCATCGCCGACGCCATGATCTCTGCGCGTCAGGATGATCCCTAAATAAAAAAGCCCCGCCCTTTGGCTTGCCTCCCGGATCGGTGGAGGGGCGCTAGGGCGGGGCGGATGAGGCAACGTAGCATAGGAGAGATGAGCATGGCAATTACCGCCTCAGCGCCGCTTGACGAGCTTGCCGTCCCGCTCGGCGAGCCAATCCCCTAACGCCTGCACCCGCTCGCCACACGCAACGAGCGCCCCCCGGTCGAGCGCCCACAACCGCAGCACATCACGCGAGGCAAGGGCACCCGCCACAGGCTCAGGGGCGGCACACGGGGCGGTGAGAGCCGCAGGGGGCGACGCCAGCACGCCGGGCGATACCGGCGACAGGGACGCAGTGCAGCCGCCGAGCGTGAGGGCGGCGAGGATTAGAATGAGGGCGCGCATTGTGTGGGCCTCGTGAGACAGGAGAGACGGACATGATGACACGTATATCAAGGAAGCTGCGCGACGAGGCAGACGGAGCCGAGGTTCGCGGAGATGCCCGCCTCGTCGGCCTCGCTGCGCTTCTCGTCGCGGCGCTGGCGATGATCGCGGTGTTGGCGCTGGCGCTTTACGGCGCGCAGCACGTGTTGCAGACGATGGTGACGTGAGCTAACGCCCCACAGCGCGCAACGCCTCCACGGCATCAGCGCCAAGACACGGCCCATCGTCCTGCACCGCCTGCGCCGCCGCGCGCGCCTGGCGAGCTATCACGGCCTCCCGCGCCAGAGCAGCGCGAGCGGCGTCAGCGCCAGCCCGAGCGGCCCATTGCGCGGCCTCGGTCTGGCGTGCCACCTCAGCGGCCTGTAGCGCCTCGCACGCGGCCTGTCCGCTGCGGTAGGCGCGGTGATCCACCCACGCGAGCGCGAGGCATAGGGCGAGGGCTGCGGCGGCATACGGGCCGAAGCGGATTGCGGCGGGGAGCATTGCAAGCATGTGCGCGTTGTCCTATGATCGGCAGGCGTCGCGGTAAGAGCGGTCCCTACGTGGCGACGGCCACGGGCATCAGGTGAGGCGCCCGCCGCGACGCACCCGCGCCTCATGATTGGCTGCAAGAGCGCCGCCGCCAGCAATGGCCCGCCCGCAAGGGGCGAATACCCAAGGCGAGCCGAGAGTGCGCCACGCGCCGGATTGGAGCGCGGCGCGCATTACCGCCAGCCCGCCGCCCAGTCCCGCAAGCGCAGCCTGAATATCACCGCAAAGACCGCGATGAGCGCCACGATGATTGCGAGATTGATCCAGTTGGCCGACAGCGCCGCGTTGACCACGCCACCGCCAGCCGTCACCATGCCGACGCTCACCGCCTGGATAGTCTGCGATTTTGCCGGGCTAGATCGATCCGGCGACACGGGGCGAGAGGCTGGGACGGGGCCCTCCATCGGTGCCGTGGTGTCGTCAGTCAGCCACAGCGCGATTTCCGCTTTGCGCCGGTTGCGCAGGCCGTTGCTGTCTGTCTTGCGCTTGGTCACGGGGTCGGTCACTTTGATCCACCGCAAAAGCTGGCCCGGAACCTCGTCGTAGCGATCCTGGTTGAGGAGTCGCACGAGCGTTGACGTGGCGACCTCAGCGCCGCCGACATTAAGCGCCCACGACACAAGTGCGGCGTGCTGATTTGAAGTTATCGGCGCGGTCACGTTGCGCTCGATATCGTCCTCGGCAATCGCAAGATCAGCCGCAAGGAATTGCTCCGCCTCGTGCTCGGTGATCCGGTCGCCCATTCGCACGCCGGACGTGTGCCCCCAGCCGATGGTGGGGATGCCCGCTTGGCACAGGTATGCCGTGAGGCGCAGGCTTTCCCAGCGCTTGATGAGGTCGCGGCCTGCTTCGCTCGTTCTCATCGGACGCCCTCCACCGCAACCGGCGGGGCGCTATTCATGCTCGCAATGTCAATTCCAAACATCGCGAGCACTAGGACCGCCGCAACGCCGATGAAAAATGATTGGGTCATTAGTCGCCTCCTGAAGATGTGAGTTTGTCGGAAAGTGCCTTGATGAGCGCGCCAATTATAAGCAGCAAAATCGTCCACACTCGTTTGTTCATGGCGTCGTGTGACGCTTCATTCTTGACAATACGCGCCTCAAGAGACCTCAGCTTCTCTTCGGCGCTTCCACGCCACCGCTCAAGGTCGTCGCTCATCCCACCACCGCGCGCATAGTCGTGCGCCGCGCATGATCGCCCGCATTACGAGATAACCGAGCGTTAATTCCGCGATGACGAGCAGGCCCATGACGCCCCATGCCCACGGCGGCATTGACGTAAACACGCTCAGGAGCGCGCTTTCCACATCGAGATTGGGCGGCAAGATTCCCGTCAATTCCCGCCCCCCCAATGCACGATGCGCCTAGTGGTGCGGATAGCACGGCAAGCCAAGCGCGCGCATACCCCAGACAGGTGATGAAATCGTCATTCATCGCGCGTCCTCCCAAAGATTGCCGCCGACATGATTGGGCCGAGGACGACAAACGGCGACGCCATCAGCCACGCGGCCCACTGCCCGGCCACCGCATCGCCAACGACAACCGCAACGGCCCCCGCGCCCGTGGCGTAGGCCGGTAGGTCGCCAAGTAGCCAGTCCCGGCGCACGCGTGTTGTCGGGGTGCGCAGGTATTGGACGGCTTCCCAGGCGCCGCCCCATGCGCCTACTGTGGCCGCTACGGCGAGCCACGGCGGAGCGCCAAGCGCAAGCGCGCCAAGGGCGGTCCAAGCCGAGATTGCCTGATGGGCCATATGGTTTTGCGCGACTTTATGAGGGCGTTGACGCTCGCCCCCGTCGCTGGTTGTGGTGTCCGCGATCAGATCGCGCAGGCGGGCGAGGACGGCGCTCATGGGTTTTCCGCCGCGTGCATAAGCGCTCGCTTAGCTTCAAGATAAGCCCAGATGGGGGCCTCGTCCTTGCTTGGCGTCCCGGCCTTGGACACTCCGTCGATCGCCACCTCCCACTCCGGCAGGACTGCTATAAGCGCGATAGCTGCGTTCGAATAAGTCACACCGCCCGCGGGGTCCGAAGTTAGAAGGTAGGGGAGATTTTGAGCGGCGGATGGAGACGCCGAGAAATCACCTGTCCGGCTACCTCTCAACACTCCATTGAACCAAAACTGTGCGCCGTCAGTTTCGGTCAAGGTTAAGCGGACCGCATACCATGTGCTGGGTGTAATAGCGGGGCTAGAGCCTGAGAGAATATCAGATTGCCCATATCGCGTCGCGCCGAAAACAACGCCGACATATTGTGGGCCGCCATAATATCTGATCTGCATCCCAATGTCGTTACTGCCGAAAAAGTCGGTGCCAGAGGGTGAGCGGATAAGCATCCACATATCAGCGCCGCGAAGATTTGTATTGCTGGCCGCGGCAAGATAACCGGAGACGTTATCCCCCTTGACATGCTTGACGCCACCGGAGCTGAACACTTTCACGCCTGTTCCGCTCGTCTGCGCATATGCGGCCAGTCCGTTGGGGCCTATGTCCGCCCATGACGTGACCGCCGCGCCAACTGCGTCGCCCAGTGATGCAGAAACGTCCGCGTCATGGAGCCGAGCGACGGCGTAGTCGTCCCAAAAATAGGAAGCCGCACCACCCCCACCACCCCCGCCCCGCCGCGTGAGGCCCACGCCTAGACTAAGTGAAAAGCTCATGCGTTGCTCCTGGCGCGCCGGGTCATGCCCGCACCTTTGACGCCGCGATGAACAGGGCGTCCATCTGCTCGTCGGTGTAATTCAGCAGATGGCCGAAGAACGCGATATTCTCACTCGTCCTGAACCAGTCGTTGGCGTTGTCGATCACAATCCGCTCCTGCCACGTTGCCGTCTCGCGGTAGGTCAGGATTTTGCCCCACTCGGTTTCGCCCAGCGTGAGGATGCCTTGCATGGGCGAGATCGTGGGCATGGTTGCGCGGGCCTTGGCGGGGTCGGGGCGCCCGACACTGATAATCATGCGCCTACCCCGTCCGTCAGGTCGGCCTCATCGACAGACCAGTAATCGCGCCATTGCCGGTCGGTGGGGATTTCGGAGACGTCCACGATCTTGAAGGGCTTGCCGGTCGGCACGTCCTTGGCCGCGATCTGCTCAATCGTCAGGCCGCAATCGCAGGGGGTGATGATCGCCACTCCTCCGCTTTCGTTCTGGTAGATGATGCGCTGGTTCATGCGGTTTCCTTTCAACGGAAGATTGCGACACAGACTGTGTCAGCGTCTGTGAGCGTTCCTGCACCGTTACCTGTCAGAACTTCAACATATGTGGTTCGTCTGCCGTCGTTAGCTATGCCAAAATCACCGATACCGACTGCAATGTCCCGCTCCATTGCGCCGGTTACGGCGTAATTTACGTCTGACATCGCGGTGGCAAAATTTACGCGATACTGACCTGTTCCTTGGTCCGTAATGCTTGACACGTTCCCGCTGGCCCGAATTGCCACTGTCAAAGTGCCGTTGAAATTCACCCACGCACGGCAGGCATACAGCGGCGCGGACCCGGCGGCGTTGAGCACATCAGCGATGGCCGTCCGAGTATAGGCCGTCGTGGCGATCTGCGTTGTGTTCGTTGCCGCAGCTGCCGTGGGGGCTGTGGGCGTGCCGCCCAAGCTCAAGTCGTCCGCATAGCCGTCATAAATCACGTCTTTCCACGCGCCGCCAATCCGCGCCGAAAAGTCGGTGAGGTTCGTGCTGCCAAGCCCCGAAAGGCGAAGCTTGCCGTTTGCGGTCCCTTGGACATAGGCCACCGTCGCGTCGACACGAATCTGAGCCTTGTCGTCTCCATCCGCCGCGTCGGTGTCTTGCACAACAAGCGCCGCAGCCGCGCCCGCGCTGGTAATAACGCCAGACGCCGCGAGCGTCGTGAACGCGCCTGCCGCTGGCGTGGTGCCGCCGATGGCCGTAGCCTCAATTGTGCCCCCGGTGATGGCCGTAGCCCCCGCGCTTTGCGTGGCAATGGTGCCAAGCCCGAGCGCCGTGCGCGCCGCCGATGCGCTGTTCCCGCCCGTGCCGCCCGCCACAATCGGGCGCACCGTGTTCGCGTCGGTTTGTAAATCGAGCAACGGCGTATTATGTTGAGCCGCAGTCGCGTCGTCACCGTCAACCACGATGGACCCCGCCGGGAGGACGTATGCGCCAGCGCCGTTTCGTGCCATTAGGAGGCTCCTGTGTTCAAGTGGATTCTATCGACCCTTGGGATGATGGTAGGCGCTAGCGCGTTTGCGATTGCGTTTGGCTTTGCGGGGGCCTGGATCAAGCCGCGCGTGCCCGACATGCCCGAAATGCCCCGAATAGTGTTTTCCGTCGATGGAGAGTCATACCACATCAGCGGGCCATGGTGAAGCCAGCGCCACCACTCTGAATAAGCGCCTCAAGTATCCGCTTGGTGTTCCCGCTGATGGCGCTGTTTCGCGCCGCGCCGGTTTGGCTGTCCATCAGCGCCTTGACCACGGCCTGCGCTTCAGGGCCTTGCGTCGTCAGCATCCGCGCAATGTCGTCAAGGCTCTTGCCGCTCGGCAAGCCCACAATCGCGTCAACGGCCTCGTTGATCGGCTGATACAGCACATTTTTAGCGCGCTGCATAACGCCCATTCTTACGCCGTCAGCATCCACCATTGGCGCAATTTCTTTTTGCGCTTGGATTCTGGGGGCCGTGGGTGATCCGCCGATAACCGCCTGCTTGGTCCCCTTGAACGCGGTTTCAGCATCGGCCTGCTTTTTTAGCTTTGCCGCAGAGCCTTCGCCAAATATCAGGTCGATTTTCTCTTGGTTGGCGCGCTTGTTAATCAGGTTGATTCCCGCGCCGCCCTCACGAACGCCGTTTGCCATTTCAAAGTCCAGCGCCTCGCGCGCCGCCGTCCGAAATGCGTCTTTCTCCGGCTCCGAAAGGTCAGACGCCCACCGCAGGCCGAGGTCGTCCGCGCGCGATCCGCGCTTGAGGAAGTTTGCGCCGTCCTCCGCTGCGTCGTCCAGCGCTTTGCTGTCGGCCCAAATCTTGCGGGCGTCCTTGTAGCCGGGCAGGGTGTCAAGCTGCTCGTCGAGGTCGCGCATGACCGCCCGCAGCGTTGCCGCCTCGCCAGCCTTGCCCGCGATTTCAGCCGCTCGCGCTTCGTCCGAAAGCCTCACTCGGATGTTGTGAACCACGATGGGGCGCGAATCCTCGGCCAAGTCCGTCGCAATGCCCCGCAGGCTCGAATATCCCGCCGCCCGGTCGGCAATCGTTGACTCGATGCGCTCAAGCGACGCGCTTACGTCCAGCGGCGTCGGGATGGCCTTCGCCGATTCATAGAGCGGGCTGGCGTCACGATTGCGCGACATTTCCCGAACGCGCTCGGCAAGCGCCCGGTTTTCAACCGGCCCGCCTACATCGTCCATGGCGCGGCTCAGCCTGTCAGGCGTCGCCTTGTCGCGCCCCGAGAGCGCTTGCTGCAATCGTGCTGCGCCCTGCCCTGGATTGCCAGCCACAGCGCCGCCAACCGCCTGCGTGTTGATGCCAGCGTCAAGCGGCATTGCGTCCGGCCCGAGGTCGCGCAAGTACTGCTCAATCTCCGGGTTGGCCTGCGCGTCGCGCTGAAACGACCGCGAGGCCGCACGCGCCGCGCCGCGCGTGTATCCGAGGTCGCTAACCGCACGCCCAGCCGGAGCGGCGGCGTTACCCACCACGCGACCGATGCCCGTGGCGGCAAGCGGGGCCAATGCGCCAATGCCTCCGCCCGCAATGAGAGGACCAGGCTCGAGCGCCTTGTCGGTTCGGTTCGCAAGCCCCTCCATAACCGTGTCGCCCTCGCCGCGCGCAAACCCGCCCAGCGCCGCAGCCCCCGCGCCAGTTGCGCCACCCGCAAGCATCTGCGTGCCAAGCCTCGCGCCTTGCATTCCCTTCATTGCCGCGCCCATGGGCAACAGTGACGCAAGCCCGCCGCCCACCACTTCGCCGCCCGAATACGCACCCGGAAACGCCTCCTGCGCGGCGCGGTTGCGCCCCCGCGTTCCGTCTAGGGATTCCTGATATGGCGAGCCGATTGCGCCGCCTGTGAGCATATTGCCCATTCCGCTTGACGCCGCCAAAAGCTCATCGCCAAACCCCAGCGTGACGCCCTGCGCCGCGCCGCGATACATGGCCTGCGTTTCGCCCATGGCCGCGCTGTCAGCGGGAGCCGATGCGCGCAGTTGCTCAAGCGTTGAAGCTTCCTCGGGGCGAAGGTCGCCCATGGCCTCAAGCTTTTCTAAAAGCTCAAGCGCCCGGCTGTTGTTGCTTGCCGCCGCATATGTCGGTTCGCTCATTTCGCGCCTCCTCGTGCAAGCTCTGCGCGAATTGATTCCGCCGACTGGACCTTGCCATACATCTCGGGCTTGGCCTCTCGGCGAGCCTTGAGCTTATCGCTTAGCGCTTGGTCGGCCTTGCGAAACTCCGCCATGACAGCGCCCTTGGTTTCAAGCCCCGCCGGGCCATACTTGCCCGCGATTTGAGAGATGGCATAGTTGTGCTCCGCGATAGCCCGCATACCGAAAAGGATTTCGGCGTTGCCCCCCGGCTTATTGACAAGGCTCGGAACCGATGCGCGGAACATTCGCACGTCACCGTCTGACATTTCGCCAGACCCTTCGGGCCGCTGCGCCGGGATTATCTGGTTAATCAACGCCGACGCGGCCTGAGATGGCCCGCCTGTGATCTGAATGCCAAGCCTGTCGGTTGCCCACTGCCCCCACGCTTGAGCGGTTCCGGTCCCGGCTTGCGACAAAAGCCCTTCAAGCTGGTCAAGCTGCCCAAGCTGCTGCGCGTATTTCCCGCCGTTGGCCGCTGATTCTCCCATTGTGGTGCCGAACTTCTTCATCATCGTCTCGATGCCCGCAGCGTTCGCCGTCGCAATCGGGTCGGGAGCCTGAGCGCCCTCGACGGTAATGTTCGTTCCGGGCGAACCCGCTTTTCGCCAATCGAAAAAGCTGCCCCCGAACCCGTTGCGCTGCGCATACTCAAATTCGCGCATAGCCGAGGTCGCATCGGCCTGCGGCCCGCGCTCAGCCGTTCGCACCTGAGCCTGAAGCATCCGCATTTTAAGCGCCTCTCGCGGGTCGCCCTTGGCCATCTCCTGTTGCAATTCCCGCTCCAAGACGGCCTGCTGCCCCGGGCTTGCAAAGCCTGACCCGATAAGCTCGGCGATTTGGTTGATGCGCGATTGATCCGGCCCCGTAGCGCCCGCAGGGGAGCGCATGGCGGGCTGCCCCCCCATCGGAGCGCCGCCCATAGCCGGAGGCGCAGCGCCGCCCTGTGGCTGGCCTTGTGGCGCGAGCGTGTTGACGTAATTCTGCGTTTCCGGGAAATTCGGAATGCCGCCCGCACTGGCAACCGCGCCCGGACCCGCGTTGTAGGCCGCAAGCCCAAGCCGAGGATCGCCGCCCTGCTCGCGCATCATGGCATCGCGGTAAGCCTCCCCAAATGCCACGTTTACCTCGGGATCGCGCAACAGCGTTTGCAGCGTCACCGGGTCGTCTCTCGGAACGTCGCGGCCCATGGATCGCGCCATGTCGAAGATGTTCGGCACGCCAAACCCTGGGTCTCGCGCCGTCGCTGGCATGACCTGCATCAGTCCGGTCGCGCCCTTCGGGCTTACGGCGTTCGGATCGCCGCCGCTTTCGGCCTGAATTTGTCGCGCGGTCAGGTTTTGCGGCGTAAACGTCTCAATCGGCGCACTTGGAACGGGCGCGGGCGATGGCGCGAACGAAGCCGCGGCGGGGGGATTGGGGGCCATTAGCGCGGCAAACGCATCATTGACGCCTTTGCGCCCGGCCTCCTCAGAGCGTGACGCCCGCCGGGCCATAATGACCCCCGCGATTGCATTGCCGATTTTGCCAATGCCCTCGCCGACGTTGCGCGCCTGCGGTCCTCCAAACGCCATTTGCTCGGCAATTTTGCGCTGGCGCTGCACCTGCTCAAGCGTCATGCCGGTGTTGCCGCCGAAAATGTAACTCATGTTTTCACCCCTTCGGCGTTGGCATCATGTAGGCGCCGCCGATTGCGCCGCCCGCGCTAAACAGCCCGCCCATGAGCGAATTATACGCGCCCATTTGCTGCTGGTAGTTGGACTGCTGTTGGGCAAAGTTTTGATTGACCAAGCCCGCCACATCGGTCGTCGCGGCTCCGCCCGGCATGACCGTTTGCGTCGCCGGGTTGCTCACCTGCGCGCCGCTCATCAGCGCCGTGATTTCGTTAATCGGCTGGTTACGCTCCGCCAGCCCCTCGGCAAACGCCTGCCCTCGCCCGCTCAAGAGAAGCGAATTATAAGCGTCGTTTTCCTGCTGGCCCATCGCCGACATTTCGCGCGAATAAGCCTCAGAGCCGGGCGTGATGCCCTGGTTGGCAAGCCGCGACTGCAAGTCGTTACGCCGCTGCCCCATGATCGGGTCAAGCCGCTCGCGCCCCAGCCCCATTAGACGCTCCTCGGTCGCCGAGGTGTCGAGGTTCATGCCTTCGCCGAGGTAGTCGCGCAAAAACCCCGATTGGTCAGCCGCCGCGCCCGCGAGATTGGTTTGCGCCATCATCGTTTGATCGCGGATAGCCTGCGCCTCGGGCGATAGCGATTGCGTTGAAGTGTATCGCGGGACCGTATACGATTGCTTGGTGAACGGGTCGTAATACGAATAATCGCCCGTCTGCTCATAAGTCAGAGAGCCGTCGGGCGTATATTGATCCATCATTTGCATGGCGTTGTTAGAAACAGCCGTGCCGATGTTCGTGCTCGTCGCTGCCGCCGCAGTCTCACGCGGATCGGGCGGCGTTGGTGCGCTAGGTTTGCCCATGGTCGCGGCCTCCATTATTCAGCGGGCTTTCGGCCCATTGCTCTGCCGTCAGCGTGGCAAGCACGCAATCGCGCCCCCGGCCCATCAGGCGAGGGATTAAAAACTCATCCGATCCGAGCGCGCGCCATATCCGTTGCGCTGGCGTGTCGGGTCTGTATCGAGCGACAACCATCTGGCAAAACCCGAACGGATAGCCGAGGATCCCCGACATAACCGCCCGCGTCATCCAGTGACGGCTAATCGCCGCCGCCGAAAGCTCGATCACCTCGGATTCTGGCGACCAATCGTGATAGACAACGCCCGCAATTAGCCCGGCCCGGCTCGTGACGCCAATCGCTCGCGCGTCACTCCACCCACGCTCGCACCCGTCAATGCGCTCCGCCACCCAATCGGCCACAACCGCGTCGCAGCCTATAAGCAGACTCAAAGCGGCGACCCCGCCTCAAAACTAATTTGCGTTGATACGATTTCAAAGACGGGATCGCTTGTTTGGCTCGACGTAACGGAAAAACCCGGCGCAAGCGCATATCCTCGCGCGCCAACCGCTTTCCACACGGTTTTGACTTGCCGCGCTGTTCCGCCACCCCAAACAAACGCGCCCCACACGATGCTTCCCCAGCGGGTGCCATCGCCAGCCCCAAGGGGCGCGGGCGCGGTAATCTCGCCAACCGCGTAATCAGCAAAGGCGCGAGCGGTCAATTCAAACGGCTTGCTAACCCTCGCGGAGACGGCAACGCGAGAGGCAATCTTGAGCCGCCCGTCATTCCCGCCCTGCGCCTTCGGGATGTAAACGCCGGAATATTGCGCCCCGTCGTCTGTGCCCCCCGAATAGGCGCGATAAACCGCCCCGTCGTCGCTTCCGAAATACAGCCGGTCATTGCTAACCGTGCCGCACCGAACGTCCCAGCCCGTGAACCGGCTCCACGCGCCCGTCCGAGCGTTGGCGATGAACGCTTGTGGCGTGCCGCCCGCTGCCGCAGGAACGCCGACCAAGAGCATGGCCCCGGATTGCCACAGCGTCGCGCTGATAGGAAAAGACCCGGCGCGGCGCTGCACTGCCACCTGCCACTCGTCCTGAATGGGAAACGTCGTGGCGTCACCTTGAAGCGCGGCCCGATCCTTGCGCAGCGCGCCCGCGACTGAAACAATTCCGTCCTCGGTCAGTATCGCTAGATCACCGCCCGCGCGGAAGTTGGCGTGCTTGTCCAGCGGTTCGCCGATATCGTAAACGCCAGCAAGCGCCCACGTTGCTGCTGATCCGGGGTTGTTTCCCTCGTAAACCGCAATCTCGCCGCCCGACGACACGAACACGCAAACGTCGTCAATGCCGTCGCCCGCATCAAGCGACCAAGCGCCCCCGAACGAAATCGTTCCCCCGCGCCGGAACACGCTGCCAAGGTCAAGCTCGGACGCCGCGCCGCCAATGCTTTCGGTCGGGAGATACCAAGCGCTCTGCGTTCCCTTTTCCGCGAAGAAAAGGCGCTCCTTGAACGACCACACTTGCGCAAGGTCGCGCGTGTCAACATTGGTGATGGCAACCGCCGAAGCGCTGGCCGTGCCGCTAGGAATGTTGGCCACAGCCGCGCCCGCTGCGCTTGTGATCGCCTCGTTGTCCTGAAACGTTCCGGTGATTGCGCCAACCTTCAAGACGCCCGCTGTGGCGGTTGTCGGCGCGATGCCGATGATTGCCGCCGTAGCGCCGGACGTGCCGCCTGTGACCGTCTCACCGGGCGCGAACGCCGCCGTGAGCGCGTCGTATGTAAGCGCGAAAACCTCAGCCGCCGCTATGGGGTGCCATGCCGTGCCGTTGAAATACTGCGCATAATCGGTGCCGTTGACGGCCACCAGAAACTCACCGCCTGCACTAGACATTTGAACCGACGACCAATCGCCGGAGCTTGTGCCCGTGACGGCGGGAACGGGTGCAGCCAGCGGATCGACCACAACCGAGATGTTGAAGATGCCCACCGCCGTTGACGCAAACAGGCTTTCGGTTGCGCTGCGGTAGGTCATCAGCCGCACGACTGACGCGCCCAACGTGGCGTATTTCACCTTTCCCTTGCGTAGCTCCGCGCCCGATGCGGTGACAAAGAAGTTATCCAGCACTTCGGCGGCGTCTGCGGGCGCGCCTAGCTGCGTGCCACTTCGAAGCCAACCGCGAACCGGGGCGGGAAAGGTGAAAGTTGAAAAATTTGGCATTAGCTGCTCGGGATGAAGTCAGGGACCGGCACTTGCCAAGGCCGCATTGACGGCGTTGCGCCGTAGCTGATAGTCCGACGCCCGCGCGTGTCGTCGCTCATGCGCTGCATGTGCATTTCATATTCCCGCAAAACGTCTTCATATGCCAGCCCGTTGCGCCGCCGGAATCGCCACACAATGCCCAACTCAAGCAAGCGGCGCGGCAACAGGGAAACGTCGCCCGCATCGGTCAGCGCCTCCTTGAGCGCCCCAGCGCTTGATGCGACCCAAAGCTGCGAGACATAGGAAACGATCATCTCAATCGCGGCGGATGGCTCGTCGTAAAACCCAATTGACCAAGCGCCGTCATAGCCGCTAAGCCGATAAAACCGCTCCGCGCCGGTTGAGCCGATCTCCTTGAGATTGGTCCATTCGCCGTCTGACGTGATAGGCCAGGCCCGTCGCCGCGTGGTTGTCGTCTCATAAACCGCGAGGTCGGACCGCGCCAGTCGCCGGAAGTCGGACGGCAGAGCATAAACCTCGCTTCCGTCCGACGGAATCGTGTATTGCTTGCCGATTGGCGTGGGCATGTCGATGCGGTCAAGCACGTCCTCAACCGCTTCCAACAGGTAATCGTCGCGCAGCCCGACATGCTCCAACTCGGTCGCCGTCAGCCACGACGAAGGGGGCGTTACGCTGCAATGGCGAGCGGCGCGGTTGAGGATGTCAACGATTAGCGTCATGGTTTAAGCCGCCTCTGCTTCGGCCTTCGGGGGGCGCCCACGGCGCTTCGGGGGCGTATCTTCGGCGCTGTCGGCCTGCATCTCGCGCAGCATTTCCTCCATTGCGGCAATCCGGTCGTTAGCGGCGGCAAGCGCCTCGGCGGCGTCCGATCCGCTGCGCCCGTCAAGGAACGCCCGCGCCAGCGTCTTAAGCCTGCGCGAATCCACGAACGGCATTTTTTGCAGCGTGCCCTCGCTCGCCTCGGCAAGCTCCTCGACCGTTCGCAAGTCCAGTTTCCGCAGAACCGCGACCTGTTGCGGCGTTACGCCCGCCCAAGCGGGAAGCGGCGTGCCGGTCTCAGGAATGGCCTGATCCTTGCGCCATGCCTCGTAGGCGGGGCCTATCATGTCCCAGCGCATTCGCAGCATGGCATAGCTGTCGCCCTCGCGCTTTTCCTCGGGAACCGCGTCCGGGTCAAGCTTCGCCACGCGGTGCCAAGTCTGCATCTTTTCAAGGTTCTCGCCAGACGGCGCGAGCAACACCTTATCGACGCCGCGCCCTTTGGCGTAGTCAGTCTTAAATTCAATGATCCGCATGGCGTTCCGTCCTTTCGGGAGAGAGGAGGGGCGGGGGCCGCAGCACCCGCCCCGCTTGGTCAGTCAACGAAGCAGCAAATAATCTCTTTGTCCGAGATATCGCCCGCGATTGCGCACACGTTGTCAGTGACCAAAGTCACAACGTCAAGCGTGCCGTCCGTCGCGCCGGTGGGCGTCAGGTTGCAGCCGTTCGGGCCTGCCGTGAGGGCGATTGTAAGCGTCGCCGCCCCCCTGGTCTGAATCCAGCCATACTCGCCATCGCCGGGAGCGCTCATCAGGACGCCCGCGCCGATAGAGAGGCTGTCGGACACGTCCGAGGTGACGGTATTCAGCTTGTGACCGTCGAGCGTGTGGTAATAAGCCACCCGCCCGACAACAGCGGCAACAGACCCCGCGCCAGTGTCATATTTGACGAACTTGTAGCGCTTGCCCGCAAAGCCGTTATAAAGCGTGCCGATGTTTGGCGTCTTGCCTTCCAAAAGCTGGGAGGCGGTGTAGCTTGCCGAAAGATCGGCACCGATCATGGTAGTCATAGCAGATTTTCCTTTCGGCGATTAGGCGGCGTCGAACAAAATGCCCTGACGTGCGCGGTTGGTGGTGATGAGGTTGCCCATCCAATACATCGGAATGACAACGGCATCCATGTTGGCTGGCGTCTTTTCCTTGTCCATCGTCCAAGACGCTTCTTTGTGCTGGCAGAGATAGAGGTAGTCCGTGTTAAGGAAATACATCTTCTCGTCAGTCGTGCCGAAGTTCGTGTTATCGTCAAACACGATATCGGCGGACTTGTATTTCAGCGTCTCGAAACCAGCGTTCGCCATTTCGCTTGACGCATAACGCTGAAGCTGCTGCTCGCCTGCCTCATAGAGCGAATACATATCGTGGGTCGTCACGATAAGGTCGGTCTTGTCAGCACCGCGACAGGTCGAAAGCCAAACCGCGTTCATGTCGGCTTTGAGCGAAACCGCATTCGCAGCGCTGGGCGACGCGGCGAGGTTCGTGCCGGTCATCTCACGATACTGATTCCGCCAAAACGCCCACGTCGCCGCAGCGATGCCGCCGACCGTGCCCTGACCGTCGGTCTGAATCAGGTTGGCAAGCCCGCTGATCTGGTTGTCCAGCGTGCCGTCGGAATACAGGTCAACCGAAAACTGATTGGCGGCGGTGTTCATCGCGTTTTTCTTGCGCGACTTCAC